AATAAAGAAATAAAAGAAAAAGGATATACTAATTGGGAAGGCATTACTAGTAAAATGTTTAAGCCTGTTAATCATTTAGATGATTGTAATTTAATGCATTACTCCTTACAACTCAGTATTTATGCGTATATTATTAAAAAGCATAACCCATCTTTAAAGATTGGTAAACTTACAATTCAACATGTTAAGTTTAAACAAATTGGTGAAGATGCAAATGGATATCCAATAAATGAACACTATAATGGAGAACCCATTTTAGATGAAATAAAAATGTATGAAGTTCCTTATTTAAAAGATGAGGTTAATTCATTAATAATGTGGTTAAAAGATAACAAATAAAATTATGGCAAGTATAACAATTACACAAGTACAATTACAAACAAAAATTACAAATGGTATAGCATCAAGTCAATATTGGACTACAAATACAGCAATAGAAGCAAGTATTAATCCAGATAATATTATTGCAGTAGCATATGTTTATGATATTTATTTAAATCATTATATACCAGGTATAATACAAATCTTTTTATTTGGAGTTGTAGCACCAATTTATAGTTCAGATTCTTATGCATCAATAGTAGCTTATATGAATCCAATATTACCTTAATTATGTTAGTAAGACTATTTGATATCCAGAACAGCAAAGTAATTCCATCAGAACATTGCTATGCTTTACCTTTTTTAAATGCTATTATGGAAACTTATCCTGATACTTATTTAAAAATTTACCAGTATATATTTTATATGAGTTGTCCTAATCCAGATTTGAATCCATTTTTTAATATGCCAGAACATGAAAAAGAAGATATTATTATTGAAGAAGTTCAATTAGAAGATTCACCAGAAGACCCAAAAATAAGATATGCTTTAGATATGTGTTATAAGTTATATGAAACACCTACCTTTAGAGCTTACAAAGGTATTAAGTCAATGCTTGATAGATTAGCTAAATACATGGAAGTAACTGCTATTGAACATGGTAGAGATGGTAATATAAACTCTATGGTAAATGCAGCATCTAAATTTGAGCAGATTAGACAATCATACAAAGGGGCCTTTGTTGATATGAAACAAGAACAAGAAAGTTCTGTACGTGGTGGTGCAGGATTAGCTTATGACCAAATATAATAAACCATTAAACTAAAAAAAATGATACAACAAGTAGTTCCAATAGGAAAAAAATTATTGATTAAACAAAAGAAAGCTGAAACATTTTATAAGAATACAAACATCATTATACCGGAAGCAGCACAAAAAGTTGAAAATAAAGGTACTGTTGTTGCTGTAGGTGAGGGTATTACAGAGATTAAAATTGGAGATGAGGTTCAATACAGTGAACATTGTTTACCAACAAAAATGATGCATGATGATGAAGAGCATTTACTGATTCATGAAGGTGATGTGTATGCTAAATTTAAGTATGTATAAATCTATACCCACATATAAAAATAATTCTTGGACAACTACAGAATTTGAAACTAGACAAGATTTTATAGATTATGTTTTAAGTATATTTAATGTCCCTGGTCATTATGAGTTTAATGAACTTTCTTTTAAGTTTAATGAACAAGCTCAGATATTTAATGAACAGGGGTTTTATTGTAATAAACCATTTAGATCTAAAGATTTTACTCAGTATTGGGAAGATCAAAAAAACAAATGTAGAGAAGGAGTTATCTATGCAGATAATAATAACAGCTGGTATTTGACTAGAGATTATTATATGTGGTTAAACTTTCTTCCAATCTTTGATAAAGAAGAAAAAAAATATGGTTTTGCCAAAGTACGTGATGCTCAATATCATATGGCTTTATATGAACAACTTGCAGAACTACATTATAAACATTCAGCTATATTAAAGAAACGTCAGATAGCATCTTCTTATTTTCATATGGGTAAAATTGTTAATACCTATTGGTTTGAAGAAGGTAGTATCTGTAAGATTGGTGCATCACTTAAAGATTTTATAAATGATAAAGGTTCATGGAAATTTTTAGAAGAGTATAAAACATTTTTGAATGAGCATACTGCTTGGTATAGACCAAGTAATCCTGAAAAAGTTTTATTATGGCAACAACAGATTGAAGTTAAAATTGGTAATAGAAAAACAGCAAGAGGATTAAAATCAAAAATACAAGGGGGTTCATTTGAAAAAAATGCAACTACTGGAGTAGGGGGACCATGTACTTACTTCTTTCATGAAGAAGCTGGGATTGCTCCAAAGATGTCTGAGACATATGAGTACTTACGTCCTGCAATGTCTTCTGGTATGATAACTACAGGTATGTTTATTGCTGCCGGATCAGTAGGAGATTTGGAACAATGTAATCCTTTGAAAGAAATGATTACTAATCCAGCAGCAAATGATATATATGCTGTTGAAACTGATCTTATTGATGCAGATGGTACAATAGGTATGGCTGGTTTATTTATTCCAGAACAATGGTCTATGCCACCATTCATTGATGACTATGGAAACTCTTTAGTAAAAGAAGCTGAAACAGCAATTGCTGAAGAAAGAGAAAGATGGAAGAATGAATTAAATGGTGAACAGTTTCAATTAAGGATATCTCAGAAACCTTTAAACATTGCTGAAGCATTTGCATATAGAAAAGCATCTGTATTTCCACAAGGTATATTATCTAGACAACAAAAAAGAATTGAAGAGAAAGAATATCCTTATGAACTTATTGAATTAGATAGAGATGAAAAAGGAATTTTTGCTAAAAGAACAAATAAACTTCCAATCAGTAGATTTCCTGTAGATAAAAAACAAGTAGATAAGACAGGAAGTATTGTTGTTTGGGAACGTCCTGTCAAGAGCCCTGAGTTTGGGGCTTATTATGCCTCTATTGACCCCGTATCAGAAGGTAAGACTACTACATCAGATTCCTTGTGTAGTATTTTTGTTTATAAGAATGCAACAGAGGTTACAAGAACTATGATATCCGGAGATGTAGAACAATTTTTAGAGAAAGATAAAATTGTAGCATCCTGGTGTGGTAGGTTTGATGATATAAATAAAACACATGAAAGATTAGAATTAATTATAGAATGGTATAATGCCTGGACTATAGTTGAGAATAACATATCTTTGTTTATACAACATATGATTTCTAGAAAGAAACAAAGATACTTAGTACCTAAACAACAAATTTTATTCTTAAAAGATCTTGGTTCAAACAATACTGTTTATCAAGAGTATGGATGGAAAAATACAGGTACATTATTTAAAAGCCATTTGATTTCATATGCAATTGAGTTTTTAAGAGAAGTTATAGATGAAGAAACTGATGTTGGTGGTATTGTAACAAAACAAACTTTAGGTGTAGAAAGAATACCTGATGGTATGCTTATAAAAGAAATGTTAGCATATTATCCTGGGCTTAACGTAGATAGACTTGTTGCATTTGGAGCATTAGTTGCTTTTGTAAAAATACAACAGTCTAATAGAGGTTTTTCAAAAAGACGTGAATCAGAAGAAAAATCTTTGGTAAATTCAGAAAATTTGTATAAATTAAAGTATAGTCCCTTTAAGAATATTGGACGTAGTGGAAACAATACTGGAAATACAATAAAAAGATCAGGCTTCAAAAATTATAAATAAATTAACTAAATTAAATTTAGAATGAAAGTACTTAACGCAATGCAGTTAAAGGCCGGTGCAAAAAAAACAGAAGGGCCTACTTTTTCTAGTTTGACGCAACCTATACAATTTTTACCTTATAGTGAAAAAACAGATGATTGGGCCGCATGGAATTTAGATTGGTTAGAAGATCAAGGTATTCAATTTTTAAAACTTAATGCCAGAAGGCTTTTAAAAAATTATAAATTAGCTAAAGGAATTATAGATAAAACAGACTATATAGTTGAACCTGATAATGACTATAAAGATTTAATGGATGTTTTAACTAAAGAAAATGATTCAGCTTTAGAACTTAAATTTTATCCTATAATTCCAAATGTAATTAATGTATTGAGTGGGGAGTTTTCCAAAAGATACAATAAAGTACAATTCAGAGCAGTTGATGATAGATCATATAATGAAATGCTTGAGCAAAAAAGAATGCAAGTTGAAGAAGCTTTACTTGCAGATGCTGAGAAAAAATTAGTTGAAAAAATGATTCAAATGGGAATGGATCCATCATCTGATGAAGCTAAACAACAACTTGCTCCAGAAAATATTAAAACATTACCTGAAATTGAAGACTTCTTTAGTAAGTCATATAGAAGTTCTGTTGAAGAATGGGCTAGTCATCAATTAAATGTTGATGAAGAAAGATTCAAAATGCAAGAACTTGAAGAAAGAGGATTCAGAGATATGCTTATTGCTGATAGAGAGTTTTGGCATTTCCGTATGTTAGAAGATGATTATGATATTGAATTATGGAATCCTGTTTTGACATTCTACCAAAAGTCTCCAGATCAAAGATATATTTCTGACTCAGCATATGTTGGTAAAATTGATTTGATGACAGTATCTGATGTAGTAGATAAGTATGGATATTTAATGAGTCAAGAACAATTAGAATCATTACAAAGAATTTATCCAGCAAGATCTGCTCAATATCAAGTTAATGGATATCAAAATGATGGTTCTTATTATGATGCAACAAGATCACATGCTTGGAATACTAATGCACCAGGGTTAGCATA